GCAAGGCGGCCAGAGAATGTTAAGCGCTTGTATCAATACGCTACAACTCCAGATATGCCTGTTCCACGGATGGCCGCACCTTTGCAAACAAAATTGATTCAAGAGGGCGTATTTACACCTGAAGCTGAATTTAATACCCCAATTGGCAAGGTTGCTGACTTTACTGCCCAGTTATATACAGGCGGCGGTTTAAACCCACGCACATTAACCAAATCTTTAATGACTAAACCGTTATCAGAAGCGGCAATGGACATTAGCAAGCAATTTGGTCCCACAACAGCGCAAGGTGCAGTTGGCGGTTCAGCAGATACAGCCCTTGAAAGTATTGGCGTTGACAATCCAGCCGCTAAAGCCGCATTAACAGCAGGTACTACAGCCGTTGCTGGTGTGCCAATGGGTATGCGTAACACCAAAGCAGACATTGTTAATCGTGGGTTGCAAGGTGTAACTGACGAACAGCTAAAAATGGCTCAATTGTTACAGCGTGATGCCGCCAAAATGGGTGCGCCTATTACTGGTGCTGAAGCTATTGCTCAAGTTTCAGGCAAAAAAGGTTTGGTTGGCACACAGCGCTTTGTAGAAAACGCGCCCGAAAGCCAAAACATAATGAATCAGTTTATGGCTAACAGACCAGAAGGTCAGCGTAAAGCGTTTCAATCTAGCGTAGAAGTGATTGGTGCGCCACCTAACTATGGAACACCAGCAAAGCTTGAACAAACCGCAGGAAAGCTTGTTAAAGGTGCGGAATCATCAGTTACTAGCAATGTAAACCCATACTTTAAAGAAGCTGGCAAAAACGCCGTGCCTAATATTGATATTGAAGGCATGTTGCAAAACCCCAAAATTGCAGATGCAATTGAAACGGTGCGTGCTTCAGGTAAATATGGCGTTTTGGTTAGATAGACCTGCCGCGCCCAAATAGTCAGGGCCAGCAACAGCCGCCTGTGTATATGGGTTTACATAGTTAGGTGTAGTCAAAGCTTTAATGTTTGCCGCAGTCTGGTTTTGAGCTTGATTTACAGCTAAACCAGTGTTGATACCAGCGGTTTGTGCGCTTGTAAGCAGGTCGTTTTGACCTTGACTAAAGTTACGATAAGCGCGGTTATACGCTTCTGAACCAACTGGAATACCTTGATTAGCCATTTTGACATCAAAAGATTCTTGTTGATTTTGTAATTGTGGCTGTAAACGGCGCATGATTGCATCCGTAGCTGTTTCACCAGCATTTACACCATAAGCAGGGTTATTTAGGCTAGATTGCAGTTGTCCAATAGAACCGCCAACTAAGCCTTGCAATTCAGGGCTTAATGTTTGATTAGCGTTCCATACTGGATTGCCGTATTGGTCAGTGCCTTGAGAGTAGTTAAGGCTACCGTAAGGTGTGGCTTGGTTTACACGGTTAGCTTGTGTTGCAATATTTGCGCCGTATTGATTGCCTTGAGCTGTAGCGTTAGCCGCTTGTTGCCACGGGTCTTGTTGAGCATTGCTGTAAAAAGGCTGTGTGTTGCCCCAGCTACCCAATGAGTTTAAACCGCCTGTAAATCCCTGTCCGATTGCCATACCAATATCCTTGTCAAAGTTGTTCTGACTTCAAGACCAAGTTATCGGTTAACAATAGTATAACCCGTACTTGGTCAAAATCCAATTACAATACGCCGCCGCGCTCCATTACAAAATCCGTAGCTACCCAGTGAACATCAATACCTTGCGATGCTATGGACATATTAATGCCCCCAGCAAACCCAAGACCTGTAACGCCCTGCCAAATACGGCTAATATTTAAGTTACCACCCCATGTGCTTTGATCCCAAATAGCGTTATCCCAAGTACCTAACGATGTAGATGATGGGTTAAACGATACCTGACCAAGCTGGTTTTGGTAGTCAAAGTCCACATTGATACCGCATAGCACTGTAGGTACGCCATTGTCGGTTTGGAATGTAGGTCTTACCAAAGTAAAGCGTTTTAGCTGTCCAACAGCATCAAAATAGCTGTATGCCTGCTGTACGGAAGCGTTAATGTTTTGCCCGTCATCAGCGTAACTGTTCCAATATTGCCCAACAAAGCCATCACCACCAAAATACAGGTTATTGTTGCTTAATTCAAAGCAGTTGGCTTCAATTTCACTGAAACTTGCCCATGCTTTGCTAATAGTGTGCATTACAAACTGCTGTGTACCTGTAGATGCTGGCACATTCACAATAAGCATATTTGGACTAGCAAAATACATGATTTGCCAACCAAAATTGTCTTGATATTGCGTAACTGCTTGGCTAATAGCGTAATAAATCTTGTCGGTAATGTTAACTCTTGGGTCTAAACGGCTAGATTGCAGTGCAGAAGCAAGCGGAACAAGTCCGTCTTGGGTCAAAAGAAGCAAATCACCTGCCCATTTAAGAAAACAACGGCGATTAAAGGTTTGACCTAGTTGCCATACACCTTTTAATGCCCAATTTGTAGGGTCTGACGGGTCTAGTCCGTTGTAAACAATTACCTCGCCATTATTGGTTACCCACACTGCATAGTCGTCTGCACCCTGACCAGCATCAATAGTCCAAGTACCCATTGCCTGAATGTAACCACCTCTGCGTGCTATACCACCCAAATCAAATTCTGTAGCCGCGCCACCAATAGCATCTGTTGGAAGATACCAAAACTTCATGCTGTTCTTTTGCACAAAATATAGGCGATTTTTGAACAGGTTTACATGGATAAAGTCATCAGAATTTACGCCAGTAACATATTGAGCAATAGTGTATGTGCCAACTGTGGTTGCATCACTAGCTGGTGTCGATGTCATTGTGTAAGTTAGCGTAGTCGTACCTGTTACGGTTACAACATAAGTGCCGTTATACGCAATAGGCAAACAACCAGTTACAGTAATCTGGTTTCCAGTAACCAATCCATGAGCCGCGCCCGTGGTCATTGTTGCTACTGTACCCACATGGGTAATGCTAGTAATAGTTTGCGCTGTTGTGGATGTTGCAGTTCTAATCCAATCCGAGCCGTTGTAAACCAGCATTGGATCAATTCCATTAACTGCAATCATGTAATGACCGCCAGCGTTTGCAATGTTTACATGCTGGAATTTATCGCCAGATAGGTCATCTAACGCAACAGTAGCAGTTGATGTTCCAGCGTTATAAATAGTATCAACAGCGGCGGCAAATAGCGTTTCAGTAGTTGCCCCTGAATAGTTCATCAGGGTGTTAACTTCACCTGTAATGCCTTCGGAATACTTTGTGTAACCAAGCCTTAACTGGATGTCAGTAGGCGTTGGGTACAGGTTATTTAGGGTAACAGCATCAGTTGGTGGCATCTGAGCGATAGAATCGCGTGCGTTCCAACCGCCAATGGGTGCAGTTAAGCTGGTAGTGACTGCGCTACGACCTTGTGCCGCCATGATTAACTACCGTAGCCAGTGTCAGGGATATTAGCGTAGCCAATAAGCACCTTGCTTGGATATGGAGCAAATGACAATGTTGCACTACCTTTGTCGTTGGCTTTAGCTACATTCAAGTAACGGAAGAAGTCTTGTTGCAGTGATGTTGTATCAAAACCTTTAACTTGGAAGTATTTAAGCTTTGTGCCTAAAACAACAATGGTATCGTCTAAAACGGTTGTATCGCTATCTGCTGTAAAGCTATTCTTTACTTCGCCAGTAGCACTGCGTACAAAACCTCTTGAACGGTACTCAAAGCCTAGATATTCTTGAGTGTTGTATGGTGGCCAGATTTGAAATTGACCGCCCAAAATACGCCATCTAATGCGTGGGCCAGTTGAGATATAACCAGACTTAAGCCACTGCCATTGCTGTGCATCTTCAGGGCCTAACATTTGCCAATGTTTTGTCTTGTCCCAGTGGGTATTGTCTGTAATAGTTTCAAAGTCAGGCGGCAAATCGTATTTAGTCTTGCTAAATGTGACCGTGCCACCAACACTAGTCCCAGAAGATAACTGAGTAGTCGTTACGGTTGACCCTGCTACTATTGATACATAAGTGTCTTGCGGTACATCTGTGCCTACGATGCTATAAGTGTCATCTAAACCAGTGGTGTCGGCAACATTTAATAGATCGTAGGTGTTATTTACAGTGTCGCAAGTAGTTGTTACTGCGTTAGTGTAGAAACGGTATTCCAGTTCGAGGGCTTGCCAATCATACTCTTTGACCAAATCGTAACCAGTTCGATTCATTAAAGCTAGAATCTGCTGGACATCTTGCGATGTATTTCCAGCAACATAGGTTGGTACGGCAAGGTTTAGTTCAGCAGTTACCTGTTGAACCAAAGTGAGCATGGTTGATGACATATTAAGCTTCCTCTACGGATTCCGCTTTCTTTTTGCGGGGTTTCTTTTCACCAACTGCCGCAAGTATAGCCGCCATTTGATCTTGCATTTGGGCAAGCTTCGCTTCAGTTTCTGCCTTCATTTTAGCAGTTTCTTGATCTTTTTTGGCAAGTTCTTGTTTCAGTTGTTCTAATTCTTCTTCACGCTTGGTGATTTCTGCTGTGTCGCTTGCTTTATTTAAGTAAGCTTTAGCTTTGTCGCGGAAAGCGTAAGGGGACATACCAGCGGCCATACCCATGCGTTGTAGCTGTTGGTCAGATGCGTTTGCTACTGATTCAACAGTGTGGAACTTAAGGGCGCGGAGTTCTTCAGCTTGGCTTTTGCTTACCAGTGACCATTCAGATACTGGAGTGCCAACAACTTGAACATCATCACTGCCTAAACGATTTTGATATTGCGCCCAATGAAGTGGGAAGCGTGCCTTATGGCTTGGAAGCACATAAGTATCAATTTCGGTAAGGGTATCGCCAGCTACGCAAATATGCACAAAGTCAAACTCTTTGAATATTGGGCGACCTGCCTCTAAAGTTTCCTGCTCTTGTTGAACTGGTCGTTTGTAAAAACGAACTTGCAATCTGCTATCTGCGCCCTGCTCATCGGATGGTAATGCCATAGTAAATCTCCTTCAAGGTATTAAAGGTACAACGGTTATAAAAAAGGGGCTACCAGTAGTGGTAACCCCTCGTTTTTACTACATTTTAGCGTTTTAAGCTAATTAAACTGAAGCCTTGCTAAACCAGCCATAATCGCCAGAAGCCATTGTTGTTGCAGGAGCTAGGTATGTACCAGCAGATGCAGTAGCAACAAAGGTTGAAGCGTTTACAGAACAAGTTGCTGTTGAAGCTGTAATAGCCTCGCCAGCTTTAGCAAACACATAACGGAAGCCGTCAGAACCAAATGTTTCTAGTCCTAATGGGCCTTCAGTCGGGATTTCAACGCCAGCAGAGTTTTCATTTGTATTAGCCAAGCTAACCAAATCAATACCAGCGATTGGGAGCAATGAATATGCCATGATAATTTTCCTTTTCTATTCGGTTTAAGTTATGTTAGTGGGTACTTAAGCTGTACCTGTTAACACGCCTTGGAGGAAGCTGTTTGAACAAGTCAAGTTACCAGCCCAACCGTATAACTTCACGATTGCATCTTGGTTAATAGACTGGCGCTCGCCACCGATAGGTACAAAGTTACGCTCTTTGTGTGGGCGTAGGAAGATGTAGTTAGTGTTCAAGAAATACATATAGTTTGCAGTTTCTTGTGCACCATAACCACCGCCTAATACCACATCAGCAGACATACCACCGCCATAGAACTTGAGTGAAGCAAAACCTGCCGCACCTTCGTCTACACCAGCAATACGCTGAATAGCTTGCAAAGAAGCTACATAGCGTTGATACAGTGTGTTACCAGCAACAATCAAGTCAACTTTGTCTGTGCCACGAACAGATTTGATAGCGGCAGAAGTCATAGCGGCTTGGATTACTGTAGAAGAATCAGCACCAGTGGAAGATTGGTTTTGCCAAAATGTCCAGTTAGCACGGTTAATACCACCGTATGTACCAGTAGTGTTAGCGGCTGGAACTGCGGCGGCTAAACCAGTGATGTTCTTACCACCGTTACCTGTACCGTCACCATAGATGTCAGTAGAAATACGGTTGAGCAAGCGAGCTTCAGAAACTTGCATACGACCATCTAACAGGTCAATGATTGCTTCTTTGCTTGAGTTTTGCAACATTTCAAGACCAGACATTGTGACTGAGTCAGCATACTGAGTAATGCTGAACTGAGCCGCACTGATTGGGCTATCAGGAGTGATGTTCAATACTTCATAGCCACTGTAAGAGTTAGCGTTGTTAGTATTTGGATCGTTATACATGATTTCTTCAAGGATCACATTACCGCCAGAAAACGGGCGTACATTACCTTTAGAATTCAAGCGCTGAAGAATTGCGTTGTTTTGTGTTAAGTTGTCTGCCAATACGCCGCTACGACTTTGAATGGTTGTAGCGATAATATCGGTAATCGCTGAGTTAGCAAATGCCATGATATTTCCTTTAAATTAAGTTAAACCCGATCGCTCATTGCTTGCCCTAATTGTTCGGCAAGTAAAGAACGCCTATCTTTTGCATCTGACTTATTAACCGCGCCGCTAGGTGTAACGGATCGTGGACTAACAGCAGTTGCTTTAGCTTTTGCTACTTGCTTTGCCTTAGATGCTTGCTGGCTGGTGGACTTAAGGAGTCGATCCTGTTCTACCTTCCATGCTTCATCGTTTATACGCACAGCTTTGGCATACGCCGATTCTAGGTCTGGGGCTAAACCTTGCTCAAGTAGTTGAGCCATATCCTCCCTAACCATGTCAAAGTGCGGAAACCGCGCCTTGTCACTTCTTACTCGTTCAATTTCACCAACTAAACGAGATTGTTCCTCTTGTTCGTACCTGCCTTTGATGGTGCTAACTTCTTGGTTCATCGCCTGAAGTTGTTGCATCAACTGCTGGGTTTGATAGTCTTGCGGTTGCTGTTCTGCAACTTGTAAGCCATCTGAACTTAATTGTATTCCATAATCCTGTGCAAGTCTATGAAACATCTGCACCTTCTGGTCGTATGGCGCTTTGCTTAAAACCATGTGGGCGCGACCAAGATTGTTAATCCAAGCGGCAGGATGAATGTTTTGCGCTTGCAGTTCTGGAACAAATGGGCCAATAGCTTCTGTCAAAGAACGAGCATTGTCAGCTTCAGCTTTGTAAGCACTAACGCCACGCTTGTATTCAGCTTCGCGTTGATTGGCGTATTCAGCAAACTTAACAAAGTCTTGCTTGTCTAGCGCTTTGCCATCTTTCATCTTTTCCCAGACTTCCACATATTCTTTTTTCCATGTGGTTGGGCGCGGTACATCGACTTCTACTTGAACATCATCAGAATCTTCTGCCACCATGTCAGGTTCTTCAGCGGTATTGGCTTCGGAACTTTTGGTCTTGAAGCGACCTTTTTCGTCACGCTCCGTGTCGATGCTTTCTTCAGTGCTACTTTCTTCGCTACTACTTTCGGCTTGGATTGGGTCATCATTTACCTCGATTTCGGTTTCAGTGGGTGCTTCAAGTGTGCCTTCTTCTGCTTGTTCCATTGCGGCTTCAAGCATTTCCCGTCTATCTAATTCTTCAGCCATGATTTTTCCTATCTGTAGTTAAGTTTTGAGTACGCGATTTCCGCAATCTGGCGTTTACGGGCTTCATTTTCTTTACGGCTAAATTCTGGCTTCTTTTGCTCAAATGACACATCATTACCAACTTCAACGCAGTTGTTACGCTTTAAGTTCTCACGGTGCTTAGAACGGCTTGTAATGAATGTGCCGTCAGCCATGCTGATGTGACCTTCAATGTCAGACATCACAGTTGGGGCTTCTTTTGGGGTCATTTCGACCTTTTGCCGCCAAGCTTCATCTGCTTCAGGGCCTTCAAACGGCAGATTCCAGTATGAAAGGTACTTTTCCCGATCATCAAACTGTTTTGGGTCGTATTCTTCGTGGTCAACCTTGCAATGGTTACAAGTTACGGTTATTTTTACTAATGCCATTACATCCTCCTAATTAAATCGGGTACTTGGTCATATTCTTCTTGGCGCAGGGCAATAACGCTGTCATACCAACGCCCGTTTTTCCAACGCCAACAGATGAATTCTTCTTTGGGTAGCAAAACTACGCATTTAACGCCTAATGCGCCTGCAAGGTGGGCTGTTCCAGTATCTACTGTTACAACGCCTTTCATGGCTTTCATGTGGCTTGCTGTTTTATGCCAATATTTCTTCCAGCCGTCATTGGGCAATGGATAAAAAGTAGCATCGTTCTCTGGATTGAGTGAATAAGCATCACCACCCACCAAATCAGCCATGTGTTCAGCAGAAATAGACTTAATCCAGCGCAAGCTACCTTTAGAAGCTTCCCAATTAACGCCAATTTTGCGTGGAATGTTGCTAGGCACAGCATCAAAGTAGCCTTCAGATGCAACAATCTTGTCTTTTGTCACTGGGAATAGGTTTTTTACATACGGCAGACTGCAATCAATGTAATAAGGCAGGGACATTGAGCCAATCCACAGATCACAATCGTGTGCAGTGCCTTCTTCTGTCAAATTGGTTAGTTGATCTATGCACTCCATCTGAGCTAACAGTGGAATTAAAGCAGGAACGGCTAAAACTACCACCTTTGCCGCGCCCAATACCTTTAATGCAGGCAAGAATCTGGCGTACATAAACACATCGCCGTAACCTTGCTCCATTTGGACTGCAATAGTTTTACCAATTAAGCTTTCACCGCGCCATGTTTCAGGTTTGGCAGGTTCGCGCAAATATGGCTGAACTTGATTGTTTAAAATGTCTGGATGCCAACGATACTCAAATAAGCGAAAACCAGCCTGATACCGCCCAGCGTGTAGATTTTCGTATGCCTTTTTGTATTCTGTATGGGCGTTTAAAGTAAGAGCGCTAATATTGAATCCTCATCATCTTGCTCTGCAAGGCGTTGGGCTTCAAGTATTGCCAGATTCATTTGAATCCGTGCCATCTCTTGTCTATAAGCCGCCGCCTTCAGAAGGTTATTCCGTTGGTTTTCAAGGTAGCGTATAGACCGTTCTAAATTCTCTGTTTCAGCTAACGGTATATCAGCTTTAACCTCTTGTTTAGATTGTAATTCAGTTTTCTTAA